CCCATGCTCGATGTTTTGAGTGGGGTGACGATCTTGGTCTCGTACATTACGTCGTACGATCGGGATCCAGTGATCAACTGGAACACCTCTTCGCTTACCATAAAGCCTGTTAACCAGAGCCAGACGCTATCACTAGCGTTTTTGAGATCGATCGTCGCGATAGAGTGGAACTCATCGCGGATACGACGCCTATGGTGATTAGCCAAGGTACGTAGATCGATTCCGAAATGTCGATAAATCGACTCCCGGAGGCCCAAGCCAATCCTTCGTTGTACCAGCATGTTGAGCAAGCGTTGCAGCTCTATAGGTCTGTCGATCTCGTTGTTCTTGCGAACAGTCGAAAATCGAGAGCCTTCCGCCACGGTCGTGACGAAACGGAGCATCCTACGGAAGCACGCCTCACGGCGTTCTACAGTAGGGAGATGGGAGAACAGGCCCCACGATTCATTGTGGAAGCGCTGCAACCAGTCTTGCAACTTACGACCTGATAATTTGGTCGCCTGCTCTACACGTGCTCTAAAGCGCATTCTTGTCGCGTGGCGCAAACCGCGGTACTCGTAAGCCGTAGAGGCCCACAAATCCCAACAATTTGGCGTGCAACTCCATTCGGATCGCGAGAGCTTTGCTTCGATGCTCCCGTAACCGCCTGTGGCTGTAAACTCACTCCCGCTCGAAAACGAGAGTTCGCCTAGCCGGAATCCCCTCAATGCCTTAAGGCAAATCAGGCGCGCTTTATACCAATTGCTTGGTTTGAGTGCAGGTTCGATGCCCCGGGCATCGTTCTCGAGCCATTGCTCCCAGGTCGCTTCCTTACGGACCTGAGCTCTAGACTCGTCGGGGACCTCCATTTTCTTCCAATAACGCTTTTGGGCGAATTCTTCGCCAAAGGATTTCGCCTCTGGGAACTTGAAAGATGTGAGGATTTTCTGGATTCGACGAACCACGACGGTTTCGTCCACCAGGGTCTTCTTGGGACTTTGTTGCATGGCGGTACCTTTTAGGTCAGATCAAGAATTACGGGAGCAGTTTCCGGGTCGAAACCCTCGAACACTCCCTCAGATTCCCAGTCATCGACTTGAGCTGCCATCGACAACAGGATCTGCTTGATCCGGGCCTTCGACTGCTTGGCCCCGGACGTCCTAAGACGTACGGAAACGGCATCGGCGGCAACCTGACCGTTGACTTGCACAGGGTTCACATCGTTAAAGATGATCTCCTGGACGAAGTTGGTGGTTGCGACACCGG